AACAGGGATAACGTCATTGCCAATTGGAGCTTTGGGCCGGAAGAAACAACCAGTGATAACAAAGACTACTGGCGCCAGATGGCTAAGATTTGGAGCGTTAGTCCAGCAGAGGCTCGCCGTCAACTGTGCGCAAACTGTGAGTATTTCAACAACACTCCGGAATCGATGGAGATGATGGAGGCCGTCTCAGAGGATGAGTATGACGCTGACGGTGGTGGCCGTGGTTACTGTACGAAGTTTGAGTTCATTTGCCACAACCTGCGAGTATGTCAGGCGTGGGAAGAAAAAAAGTTTGAGGAGGACTAATGGCACAGTCAGCACTGCGAGACATAAGCCCAACGTGGTGGAAGGACATCAAGCCACAGGCTTCGCAAGAACAGGGGAGTATCCTGAGTCAGTTTACATCACTGGATACGCCAGAAAACATGAGCCTTGGGGCAACAGTTGCCGACATGCTCATGGGGTTTGCGCCAGGGATCGGAACTGCGCAAGGAATAAGAGACTTTGAACGTGCAAGGCGTGACGACGATACTCTAGGTATGGTGCTGGGTGGAGTTGGTGCAATCCCGTTTGCTGGTGGTGTTGTAAAGGCTGCAAGGACTGTGGGTAAGGCGTCGAAGGCTGCTGGAAAGATTGGATACAATCCAGATGCAATTGCCAATGCATATCCTGCTACTGGGCCGGGCAGTATGAACTACTCAAATCCGGCGAAGCCTGAAGGGTTCATGCAGAAGCAAGCCACTAGCGAGGAGCTAGCATTGCAAAAAGCAAGGAATGCAGCGCAAAAAGACATCCTGCTTGGCAACTATGATCCATTCTTCCCTGTTGAGCAGCGTTACTATGCCAATCCAAGCAATTACAACATACAAGGGAACACACTGACTGATGCAATTCCGGCAAGGGCTGACACCATTGCAAAGTATGAGGCAAGGTTTGACACGCCAGAGATACGGCAATCCTTGAAAGATGCCTATGCTAAAGGTTTGTCACCATCAAGTATTGATTGGTACGCAATGGGACAACTTGAGGACGAATTCATCAAAGAACTTGGGCCTGAAATTGGGCCTATGATGTTCAGGCAGAGATTTGCTGAATCAATGGCGTCAACAACTGGGGGAGCTGACCCTACAAGTAATCTCCTGATGGCAAACTACGTCAATTTCCAAAAAGAAGCAGGCAACCCACTGCCACAAGGTTCGTGGAACTACCCACATCCAATAGGCGGTAGATATCTAAGCGGCAACATGGCAATGGCCGACAAGGTAATGATGCAGGGTAACCCACTGACCGCAACAGACCAGTCAAAACGTTTTAACTTTATGTCAAACTTTCTTGGCGATAGGTCAAGGGCCACAATCGATGAGCAGATGAGCGGATTATTTGAGTCTGGTCTTACTGCGCCGCCAGGGGCATCGTATGGAATTATGGAAAAAGTTCTTGGTAGTGTTGGCGATGAAATTGGAGTAATGCCAGCAAATGCACAGGATGTTATGTGGGCAGGCGCAAAAGGAGTTGAGGGGAAGCCGATGATTCAAATATTTAATGAGGCGGTGGAGAGGACTGCAAGAGTGACCGGAAAATCACGGCGCGAAGTTGTACGAGAGTTCATCCTAGCTAAGAGTCCATTGTATGGAATCGGCGGTGCGGCAATTCTGGGTGGGGTTGCGTCTTCGCAAGATCAACAAGAGCAAGCTCAATGATGTCTCGGCAATCCTTCAGAGCCTTACTCTGAGCTGGAGTGAGCAATATTGGAGATGATCCGTCTGCATGGAGCCAGTCATAACACTGCAACAATGCATACAGTGCGTCTGCTTGTAAACTAATGACGGAATCACCCGTAACAATCTGAACTTGGTGGTCAATTTTCATCAGTTAAGTATAACAACGTAAGCGGGAATTTGCACCAATATGGCAAAGTCCGCCCTACGAAACATAAACCAACAAGAGGAAAAGTGACAAATTCTGTCACCTATTGACAATAAACGTCACATTGTGTCACCCTGCCTACAGGCCACCAGACCTTTTCTGGGCTATCACCTATAAGGGCATCTATGACGCAACCAGACAAATACCAAATTGAAGTCGGCGATGAGACTCAGGAGACTGAGGTCATTCAAGAGGTTCAAGAGGTAGAGTCTGAGGAGCAGGAAACTGCTGCCGAACCGTCAACGGATAGTGGGGAGACCCACGATAAACCTATCTTCACCGAGCAACAGCAGCGGATATTCGACGAGGCAATCGGAAAAAAGGTATTCAAGCTCCGTGAAAAAGAGCGTGAGACCGAACAACTCCGAAAACAGCTTGAAGAATTCCAGAAAACTGAAACTCGGTCACGGCCATTTATACCTGACATGCCAGACCCGTTCGCTGTAACCGATGAGGAATACAGGCGAAAGGTTCGGGAGCGTGAGCAGGCGTTGATATCCGTGGCGTCCTACGATGCACAACAGCAGATGGTTGAACAACACCGACGAGCTGTAGCAGAGCAGGCCGCGCAAAAGCAGCAAGAGGTATTGGTAGAGAAAGTCCAGTCTTATTCTGAGCGTGCAAAGACGCTAGGGATTAGACCAGACGAACTGCAAGCCGCTGGCGCTGTTGTTGGGAATTTCGGGATTGATGACTCTCTGGTGCAGTACATCTTAGAAGATGACCAGGGGCCACTGATCACTAAGTATCTATCGCAGAACGTCCAAGAACTGGACAACCTGCGATACATGCATCCAACACAAGCTGCTGTAAGGATTGCGACACTCATCAAGTCGAAAGCTGCTGCCCTGAAACCAAGACTAACCAATGTCCCTAATCCTATTCGGCAACCGCAACCCACTGGGATTGCACCAAAACCGAAGGGGCCAAGGGGCGCAACTTTTGAATAGGTGAATAAAAATGGCTAATAATCTCAGTAGTAACGTAACTCGGAAAGTAGCGCGGGTCTTCCTTGATGCTTTCGAGAACTCACGGGTAATCACCAAGACAGTTGACACTCAGCTTCTGTCCGACAAGTTCAATCCTTCAAGCGGTAGCACTGTAGATTTCAAGCGTCCGCATGACTACAACACTATCCGCACCACTGGCGGTGACATCTCTTCCTCTACCAAATCCTCAATCATTGCTGGTAAGGCAACTGGTACAGTCCAGCAGTACTTCACTGCTGCGACAGATTGGGGCAACTTGGAAGAAGCGATTCAGCTCGACCAGCTTGAAGACATTCTGGCGCCGATGGCTCGCCGTATCGTGACTGACCTTGAACTTGACTTCGCAGCCTTCATGCTGAAGAACTCTTCACTGCGCTACGGTACTCACGGCACGGCAGTAGATGCTTGGTCTGACGTTGCTGGCGCTGGTGCGTTTATGGACTCAATCGGTATCAACCCTGCCGCAGACCGTTACTACCTGATGAATCCCTTCACAGTAGCTGGCCTGGCAAGTGCTCAGTCAGGTCTGAACTCTGTTGACAGCCTGATTCGTACAGCGTGGGAGAATGCCCAGATCAGCACCAACTTCGGTGGTCTTCGTGCATTGAGCGCAACGACTCTAGCGAGCTTCACTTCAAGTTCTGGCGCAGACCGTGCCGGTACGCTGAGTGCTGCACCTGATGCAACCTACGTCACTGCAAAGGACACAATGACCCAGTCTCTGGCTGTCACTGCGTTCCAAGCAAACATGGTTGTGAAGGCAGGCGAGCTGGTGACGATTGCTAACGTCAACCGTCTGAACCAGTCAACCCGTCAAGCGATGGTCAGTGCTACTGGCACCAACGTAGCATGGACTGGTGTTGTAACTGCTGACGTAACTCTCGGCGCGTCTGGTGAAGGCACTCTGGTAGTGGCTGGCCCAGCGATCTACGAAGCCGGTGGTCAGTACAACACTGTAACTGCTGCACCTGCTAACGGCGCTGTGATTACAATCGTTTCTGCTAGTGCGACTTTGTACCAACCGAACCTGTTCTACACTAAGCAGGCGTTCGGATTGGGGACAGTGAAGCTGCCTAAGTTGTACTCGACTGACACAGTAGCGACTACCGAAGACGGTATGTCCATCCGTATCAGCAAGTACAGTGACGGTAACGCTAACTCGCAGTCAATCCGCTTCGACTTGCTCCCGGCATACGCTTGCTTCAACCCAAGCATGGCTGGACAGGGTTTCGGCGTGTAAGTAGTATTGGTGGCGCATCTTACGGGGTGCGTCACCATTTCCATCTGGGGTGAATCATGCCAAAAGCAAAAGACCCGCGATTAGAAAGAGTGGGCGTAGAAGGCTTCAACAAGCCAAAGCGCACTCCGAGCCATCCTACAAAATCCCATGTTGTCGTTGCCAAAGTAGGCGACGAGATCAAAACGATCCGTTTCGGCCAGCAAGGTGTCAGCGGCTCTCCGGCAACAAAGGGCGAGTCTGAATCAGACCGCAAGCGCAGAGCGTCATTTATGGCGCGGCATAAAAAAAACATCGACAAAGGCAAAATGTCGGCGGCTTTCTGGGCTGCAAAGGAGAAATGGTGATTACAAGCATTTGGATTAAGCCAAGTGGTGTAGAAGTCAAAGTGGACATCAGCAGTTACGAAGCTGCTGCAAGTCTTGGCTGGAAGCCTAAAGATCAACAGCCGGTAGTTGAAGCAAAGAAACGTGGTCGTCCAGCCAAATCAAGGGTGTGACATGAAAGGTTTATACTCAAACATTGCAGCAAAGAAGAAGCGCATCAAAGCAGGTTCAGGCGAGAAGATGCGTAAGCCTGGCACTGCTGGTGCTCCTACTGCCAAATCGTTCAAGCAGGCGGCTAAGACCGCTAAACCGAGGTTTGAATAATGGCAACAGTTGCCCAAGTAGCGAAAGCATCACTGCAAGCGATTCTGGTACAAGCGTCAGAGGCTCCACTGGAAGCTGACGAGTATCAGGACTTTATCTTTGCGATGAACAACTACATGGCATCACTTGCTGCCAAGGGCGTCAACCTTGGTTATACCAATGTATCTACGTTAGCGGATTCCGTTACCGTTCCGCCTGGCGCTATTACTGGATTGATTGCCAACATGGCGATTCAGTCTGTTCCCTATTACGGTGGTGTAGTTACTCCTGAACTTGCGATGACTGCTAGGGAAGGTATGCAGGCAATGCGTCAACTCGGTCAGATCATTACTCCGACCAGACTACCATCTACACTGCCGATTGGTTCTGGTAATGAAGAGTCTATATACGGTTATTCGTCGCACTTCTACACTGGTGACGAGACTGGCATTGCTACTGAAACCAACGGACTAATCGGATTGGAGACATCAACAAATGGTTGACCGTTCGTATGGCGTAAGACAGAGCCAGTTCATTGAAGAGACATCAGTCCCTGCTGGGTCGTCGCTGGGGTTCTTCAATGCCGGCTACAACTACCAAATCACTTATGCAAACTTCCTGTCAGGTCTTGGGGTAACCGGGTCGATTGTGCAGGATGGAAATGTCACCGGCACTCCGGTGCTGGATGTGTCAGGCACTGTAAACAACATCCGCAACCTTGAGAACGGCGCAGGGATTGCGTGTAGCGTGTCGGCAGAGAATGGAATTACAGTGGCTCACAACTTTACTGTCAACGCCACCGGCTCTCCGTTGATGCTGAATACCACAGCACTCAGTCCGACATTTGTCTCACTAGTCGCTGGTACAGGCATCACGTTAACAGCGGCAAGCAGCACGATCACGATTACCAACACTCCGGCAGTGGCGCAGGTGCGTGGTCAGGTGTATATGCAGGGCAACTCTACTGCGACGGTAATAGCGTCCACTGCTACACCTGTACTTGTTGCGGGAACGTGGACTGTCGATCTGTCTACTAACGCAACCTGCACAACAGCCGGCCGAATTACTTACACTGGAACAACGACTCAGATACTGACAATCAACGCAGCATTGAGCTTAGACCCAGCCAGTGGCTCTAATCAGAACTTGCAGGTCTATCTGTACAAAAACGGTGCTGCAATTGCTGGGTCACGAATGGAAGCGAAGATAAACTCAGGCGAACACAAAGAGGTTTCTTTGGTGTATCAAATCTCTATGGCGACCAATGACTACATTGAGATTTATGTGCAGAACTCTACGGCAACAAATAACATCACGGTAAGCCGAGCTGTATTGAGTATTAACTAATGCCAGCACTTCCCATTACCAACGGGTTTTATGTCAGTCCGTCGCTCCCATTGAGTGCGCAGGAGTG